CCAGGAGGTATTGAATTCAATGGAAGGCAACTCTTTGATGATGGTCAAAGAGAACTTGATGAAATCAAGGTTGAAATGCTAAGTAAGTATGAGTTACCACCAATGGATTTGATAGGTTGATCTCATGCTCAATCCATATTTTTTAAACAACTCTAAGCAAGAGCAAAATCTCATACAAAGTCTTGTCAACGAACAGTTACAGATGTATGGGATTGAAATATATTATATTCCTAGAAGGTATGTCAAGAAAAATACTGTCATCAGAGAGGTAATTCAATCTGAGTTTGATAATGCATATCCAATAGAAGCATATCTTGACAGTTATGAAGGATATGGTGGTCAAGGAACTATTTTGTCAAAATTTGGCATTGAAGAGCAAGATGATTTGACATTAGTTGTTTCAAGAGAAAGATATGAAAACTATATTACACCTTTAATTAAAGATATTCCAAATATTGAATTAGCAACTAGACCAAAAGAAGGTGATTTAATTTATTTTCCATTGGGTGACAGGTTGTTTGAAATTAATTATGTTGAACATGAACAACCATTCTATCAATTACAAAAGAATTATGTTTACACACTTAAGTGTCAACTCTACAGATATGAGGATGAAGTTCTTGATACTGGTGTAGAGACAATTGATGATGAAATTGAACAAATTGGTTATATTCAAAAACTGCAATTGATTGGTGTTGCAACACCTGCTACTGCATCAGTTATTGGAATTTGTTCTGGTGCTGTAAGTAGTATAAATGTGACAAATATGGGTGGTGGATATTCATCAGAACCAATAGTTGCAATATCATCTGCACCTACAGGTGGTATTGATGCAAAGGCATTTGCAGTCCTTACTAATGATTATATTGGATGTGATGGCACAAAAGGTGGAACTATTACTGCAGTTCATCTTATAAATCCTGGTTGTGGTTATACAGTAAAACCAACAATTACAATTACTGGAGGTGGTGGAGGTGGTGCCATTGCTGAAGTGGTTGGTATTGAAACTATTGGTGGCATTAAACCAATTAACATTACATCTGGTGGTAGTGGATATGTTGGTGCTCCTACTGTTGGCATATCAACTCCAGTTCATGTTGGAGCAGCTGCAACAGCAACAATTGACATTCCAATCAATCCTGGTGCTGGATCAAGTGTAATTAATACCACTATCAGTGTTGGTGTTGCCACATATCTTTTCCCTGGTGGCACTACAGGTGGTGTTTTCTACAAAACTGCACCAACAGTAACATTCTCTGCACCAACAGGAACAGGCAATAATGCAATTGCTACAGCAACAATACAAGATATTGCAATAAGTGGTGGTAGAGTAAATTCACTTTCAATTACTGATGAAGGTAAGTTCTATACATCAGTTCCCACAGTTACCATTGCTCATCCAGGAGTTAGTATTGCTTCAGCTACTATAGGAATTGCTGGAACAAATCTTAACCCATCAACTATTGCATTCAGCACTACAGGTAGAGCATATACATCTGCTCCTACAGTTCTTATTACAACAGGTGTTGGCACACATGTTCCATATCAAACAGCAGTTGGTATTGCTACTATTCATCCAATTACAGGTATAGTTACTGCTTTATCATTTAATAATGATGACCCATGGGCAGTTGGTACTAGTGCAACTACAGGTATTGGATATACAGTTGTTCCTAGTATTTCTTTTTCATCACCATCACCTGTTCAAGCAACTGCAACAGCAACAATTTCAATTGGTGGTTCAGTAACAAGTCTTGCTATAGGAAATAGTGGATTTGGATATATTTCAGCGCCAACAGTTTCAATATCAGCCCCATCAGGAGTAACAACACAATTTAATACTACTGGCATTGCAACTATTAGATTTAATTCTATTTCCACAACAGGAACACTTTCAACTACATCTACATCAATTACTGGTGTTACTACAGCAGGTATAATTGTTGGTGATAGAGTTAGACTTTCTGTAGGTCATGATAGTCTTTATAACTTTATTCCAGGAGGAACTTTTATAAGTGGTATTGGTGCAGGTTCAGTTACAATCAGTCAAGCATCAACAAATGTTGGCATTGCAACCTCAGTATTTGAGTTTGGTATTGATCAATGTGGTATTGTAACAGGAATAAATCTAACTTATGGTGGAGGAGGATATCTTTCCCCACCAACAGTTACTATATCAAATGATTCTAGATTTAAGAATTATGTTGACATTCAACCAGGTGTTGCCACAGCAATTGGAGTGGCAAACACTAGTGTTGCTGGTGTTGTTACAAGTGTAACAATTACAAACAGTGGTAGTCAATATGTGTTAACACCAACTATCACAATTTCTGAACCTGTTTCTACGAGCACTGGTTCATTTATATTCAATGAAGTTGTAACTGGTGCAACATCTGGAACAACTGCAAGGGTTAAGTCTTATGATTCTACTAATAATGTCCTTGAGGTGTCTATTGTTGATGGCACATTTACACCAGGTGAAACAATTGTTGGTTCAGAATCTGGTGCTAGACACTCAATGAAGTCACAGAATAAGTTTGATACTGTTGATCCATTTGCTGATAATGATACTATAGAACTTATAGCAGATGATATAATTGATTTTAGCAAAATTAATCCTTTTGGAATGCCTTAATTATAAAGTTGTTAAATAGTATTGTAACAGTAGTGATACCATGTTTGAGCATTTTTATAATGAGATCTTCAGATCTGTAATTATAGGATTTGGATCTCTTTTCAATGGAATTGAAATTCACAAAAAAGATGCAAATGATGATACTTATAGTGTCATCAAAGTTCCTCTTGCTTATGGACCCACACAGAAATTTTTAGCAAGATTAGAGCAGCATGAAGATCTCAATAAACCAGTTCAAATGACTCTTCCTAGAATGTCATTTGAATTTACAGATCTTCAATATGATCCTGGTAGAAAAGCAACTCAAACACAAGCATTTCACCCTGTAACTGATAGTGGAACTAAGGTAAAGAAAGTCTTCATGCCAGTTCCCTACAATATGGGATTTGAACTGTCAATATTGACAAAGTTAAATGATGACATGCTTCAAATTACTGAACAAATTTTACCTTATTTTCAACCATCATATACACTACCTATTAAACTTCTTGGAGAATTGAGAGAAGTTGTTAATGTTCCTATCCAAATTGAAAATATTTCAATGGAAGATGATTATGAGGGAAACTTTGATACAAGAAGAGCACTTGTATATACAATAAGATTCTCTGCTAAAACTTATCTGTATGGACCCATCACTGATGTCTCTAGTGATGTTATTAAAAAAGTTCAGGTTGGATATATTTCTGGAAACAGAACTAAGAGTGGTCAAGCATATGAGAGAGATGTTACTTATAAAGTTGTTCCTAGAGCAACTAAAGATTATAATGGTAATATATTGACTGAAATTGCAGAAGATGTTGATACTACAGAAACTGTGATAACAGTGGTAAATGGTTCATCCATTACTATTAAAGAATATGTCACAATTGGTGATGAAGAGATGTTTGTTGAAAAGGTTGATGGTAATAAGATTACTGTCAAGAGAGGACAAGACAAGACCACTGCTACAAATCATGTTCTAGGAGCATCTATCTTTGGTATTGAGACTGCAGATGCTGACTTTATTGATATTGGAGACAACTTTGGATTTGATGGGAGTACCTTCTAATGATTGAAGATAGTATTATTGATGTAACTCCTAGTAAAGAAAAACCTGCACATCTTACAAAGGGTGATGTAGAAAAAGATTATGAATATACTAGGGGAAACTTATATTCAATCATTGAAAAAGGTCAGGAAGCAATTAATGGTATCTTAGAACTTGCACAAGAAAGTGAGATGCCAAGAGCATATGAGGTTGCTGGTCAGTTAATTAAAAATGTTGCTGATGCCACTGATAAACTGATGACCCTACAACAGAAGTTAAAGGATGTAGAGGAAGAAAAAGTTAGTAAAGGACCTACCACAGTCAACAATGCTTTATTTGTTGGTTCAACAGCAGAACTGCAAAAGTTATTGAAGAATAATACTGATAAATAATACATCAGGGAGAGAAATCCCAAAGTATTATACTAATAGAATGTCTAAGAAAGAGGATTTGCCGTAAATAAATGATTATCTAGAGGATAATGAACTTCCCTCTTACAAAGATTTTATTGAAGAAGAGAAAGAATTACCATCAGTAGAAGAATATAAAACTTATCCTCTAGAAGAGGACCAAACTATTGAAGATGCAAATGGAAA